CGTGTACTCGTCCGATCTTTGGTTTGCTTTGTTACACGTCGTTTTTTTTTTTTTTTTTTTTTTTTTTTTTTTTTTTTTTTTTTTTTTTTTTTTTTTTTTTTTTTTTTTTTTGTTTTTTTTTTTTTTTTTTTTTTGAGTCTTTTTTGGTTTTTTTTTATTCTTGCTTTTAAATCTTTTGTTGGTTCATTTTCTTTTTTTAATTGAAGTGTTTTTTTACTAAGTTCTTTTCCTTCTTTCCCTACAATATTCCAATCAACTGATTTTTTTGTTTCCGGTGGGGGTTCAATTGGGTAATTTGCCTGTGTTACTTTTATGGGTTTTGGGATAAAAGTTGAAGTTGATAATTTAAGTTGAGCAAAAGCAAAATTAGCTGCTATTACTAACGCTATTGCTAATGGATCAAACACAAATATAATAATTAACAAAAACCAATTAACTACTCTATCCATTGACCACCCTGTTATACTAGCAAGATATCTAAGAGGTCCTAATTCTCTTTCACTTTCGTTAGATATTTCCTTATCTAATAAAGCCATATCAGTTAATGTAATAGAATCTATTACTGCTTCTAATTTTAAATTAATTGCATTTCTATCTTCTATTGATATTGATAATTCTTTTTGTAATGCCCTTCTTGCTGAACTTGATGATGTTGTGATTACTTGTTCAGCTTCGGTATCATAATATTGTACTTGAGTAGGATTTGAAAGGGAGATTCTTAAATCTGAAATTGATTGATTTAATTGGATTTTTTCGATATTCAAATCTTCCTTTGTTTCTTCAAACCTGATCTGCTTCTGGTTTAATATAGCTAATGATTTGTCTAGTAATTCAGATTGAGTTGCTGTTGATTGGTAAGCAGCAGATAAAAAACCATAAATGCCTCCTGATGTAATTACCATTAATGTAAATACTGCTACCATTAAATAACCTTTAAGTGCCTTATTAATTGTATCCCAATATTGATAAAGTAAAGAAGCAGTAACTAATTTAGCAAATTCTAATGAACCTGCCATTATAATAACTTGTGTTGCTGCTCCAGCAAATAATTTACTCAATCCAAAGACTGAATAAAAAGCTGCACTACCCGCTACGGATAATGCTGAAAGCGCCACTATTAAAGGAAATATTCTTTTTTGGATTTTTTTCCACATAACTTTTTATTTAGATAATATCCTTAGACTCAATAAGAGTATAAGTAAAGCTATTTCCCCAAAGGTCTCTAGCTTGACGACAAATTTTCATAAATACAGCAAAATCATCATTTGCCGCAATTACTTGGCAACCTGCTGACCATTTATCAACTTGTGTTGATTTATTTCCTGCGTACCTGGTGGCTCTATGAATATTAATACCAAATATTCCTTCTTGTACACTTTCTTCTAAGAGATCATATTTGTCATCACGATTATTATCTCTATAAACTTTTAGGGGTTTTTGTTGGCATAGAGCTTCATACCTACCTTGGTGTTTTTTGATTCTATGTGATCCTCTATATTGTCCAGGTTTTAAAATTGCTACTCCTTTTTTATACATTATATTTTCTACCCAATGAGTACCAGGATCCGTTGTACAATCAAAACAATGAGATTTCCATTCATTGTTTAATCTATAAGATAAAGTCATACAATCATCAAATGAATTTGTAACTTTATTTGCTGTTTCTGAATTCCTAATTCCAACAATATTTAGATTGTGATCTCCCGTTGTAAACCATCTATATCCTTTGGCTATAAGAGCATTTTCTATTTGTTTTGTTGTGTAGCAATCCATTACTTTGTATCATCATTAATAATTCCATTCTCCCTCCTCATCATAATCATCATAGTCATCATAATAATCCTCATGATCATATTCACCATCTTCCTCATTTTCAAATTCAGGCTCATAATCCAACATATCTTCAGTATTTGGAATATATTCATCAATATCTAAAAAATCTATATAATCCACGATAGTTTTTAATGCTAATTTAATTGTATCTTCATAATTAGTTCCTTTCCTAAATATTAATGCTAATTCTTGTCTTAGAGGATTATCGGAATTTATTAAATATGAGTGAGCTGGGCCTGCTGTTTCGGTACCATATCCCCTCAAATACTCATCTCCATCATTATACCAGCGGTAAGCAATTTTATTAATAGCTCTTAACATTTCACCTTGAACTGTGTCTGCTTTACCCTGTCCTGGGACTAATTCGTCTACAAATGCATTATTTTTCTTTTCTAATTGCCCCCCTACCCATTCTCTCAAACTTATACCTTCACCATCTACACTATAACCACAAGTACCTTCTTTCATATAAAAATCATAAGCATCTGGTTGTTCATCTTTAAAATCTGACATCCATCTAGCTAAAATTTCTCTAGCTTCTCTTTTTTCTAGATTAAAATCTCTTTCCAAATATTCTCCAGCACCAAACATATTTGTTGCACCTGAATCTCTTAAATCGTTTAAGTATGAATAGTATTCTTGATCAGAAACATTTTCTTTTAATAGCTTACCTTCAGCTAAATATTTTTTTAAATTAAATTTATCCATTTTATTTATTTTTTTACTTTTTCTAATGATCTACCACCAAAATAGGCGCCAATTACAGTTATTAATACTATTTGTAATAAGTCTGTCCATTTTTCTTCAACTACAAAATTAATTGTGCCCGCGTCTATAAATATCATAAGAATCGTAGATATAACCAAAAATGCTAAAGTCATTGGTCTTATATTCTTTGCTAGCCAAGAATCAGATTGCATATCTGCTTCCCACCTAGATGTGATTTCTTTTTCTAATGTGCTTTGATATGAAGCTATTAGTTCTTTTATTTTTTGTTCTGCTGCTAATTTTTCTTCTTTGGAAGTATGTAAATTATCTATTACACCACCTACACCTTCTACTAACTCTTTAGCTCCTCCGCTAAATATTGTACTTAATATGTTCATAACGTTTCATTTTTATTTAAAAATTATTTAATAATATTTTATTTATTTCTTTTTGTATTTCCATTTGTTCTGTTTCCATCTCCATCATAATATTGGCTTGATATCTTTTAACTTCTTCTCCCCCATTAAATATGATTATAGTTGGTACTATAACTATGCCATAATCCATTTGTTGTTGTTGGGTAGCTATATTTGCATCAATGTTTATCCTATCAATTTTACAATCTGTTAAATTTTCTAACCAGTCAACACTATTTTGTTGGTTAAAACTTGCGTTAAACTCTATCACACATAACGTATCATTGCAAGGGGATTGTGCTTTAGCAAAAAAAATTGTTGTTAACAGTAAATAAGTGAAGAATATTTTTAATATTGAATTTTTCATAACTATAATTTTACTTTAGTACTATCCTTGGAACCATCAGCAAACCCCATTCTATCTAATTTATCAATAATAATTAACATTTGATCTTTAATAGTGTCTACTTCTAATTGAGTTTGATGTATTATTTGATACATGCTATCTTGATATCGGATATCCTCTTGGGTTGGTATCCACATATTTTCATCTGTTTTGCATATATCTATCTCAGAATTTGATACATTTATTACACTCCCTATTAACACAGTACTGAATATGCATACCATCGCTATTGTTAATATATTTTTGTTTGTTAATGTAATGCATTTACCTATAACACATTTCTTTTTTCTATTGCATATACATATTCCTTTGAATATATTACATTTTTGTTCCATAATATTACCTTAATGCATCAATCTTATTTTCTAATTTTTCTAATGCTGCTTTTATTTCTTTAACATCCTCTTGAGTCGTCATAATAGTTTGACGAACTAATTGGTCTTTCATATCAAATTCCATTCTTGTAATTACGGGAGCTGGGGGTTCTGGTAGTTTTTTTGCTTCTTCAATCTCTGATTGGAGTACAAACCACATACTAATAACAGTTGCCATAAGGGCACCAATTCCTATTAATGTTTTTATACTTACGTTAAATGCTGTGTACTCATTTAATTCTTTTGCCATCTTATTTTCTTCTTTTTGATTTTTTGGGTCTTCCTCTCCTTTTTTTGCCTTTTTTGGCTTTTATAACATCTTTTTTTGATTTTTTGGCTCTTTCTTTGACTTCCTCATAAGCTTCTTGAGTTACTGAAGTTAAGTTTTCATCTAGAATGGTTTTATTTAATAACCAATTCCAAAATTGTTTGATCCTTCTCATATAAGCATTTTATCATAAATATATAGAAATTTACCAGAAGTGTATTACTACTATTAAACTATCTCACATGCGCCCCCAGCGCAAGCTGCTTGATCTTTTAAATCTGTTTCGTCGGTTATCTCTACTATTTGTCTTAAATCTATAGAATGGAGATGACTAACCATTTCTTCAAATACTTCTTCTGATATGTCTTCAAAGGGGGCTTGTGTATATGTTCCATTATCGTGGGGTAAAACAGCTAAGCCATTGAATGTATTTTTATTTTTCCACATCCATTTCCCTACATCATCCCATTCATCTGATCTTACAGAAACTGTGGTTGATACATTATTTGTATTAGCTCCTTTTCTATGACCTGCTTTTACCCATTCTAAATTAAGTCTTTTTGTTCTTTCTAATAAGTCTAGTGCAGATTCTGTTCTATATATTGCTCCTTCTGGGGATTTTTGGGGAACTGATATGATTGCTTGGATTTCTGGTTTAAAAAAGTCATCTTCTACTAATTCTGGGTGGGTAGATGCTAAATGTTGGTAAAGAGATTCATTTTTTCCTAATCTTATACGTCTTATATAATAATCATTATGCCAAGCATGAATTCCTGATGAAGTTCCTAAAACTAATGAACTAGTTCCTGAAGGTTTTACTGTTGTTACACGAGCAGCTTTTTTTACTCCAATAAGTTTTGCAATTTCTTCGTTTGTTTTTTTAGCTTCTTTGGCAGCTTCTTCTAAATTATATTTTAAAACTTCACCACTTGCAATTCCTGTCATCCCCACACCAATAAGTGCATCTTTTTCTGTTGTTCTTTTCCAAATATCACGAAGATAATGAAAATCTGTATAGCTTGCTTGTAAAGTTCCCAAAAATGCAGCAGCTTTCACACGAATATTTAAGTCTTCTTGTGATTCTACATTAGAAACATTAACTTCTGTTAAATTACAAAATTGGAATGGTCTTAGTGCTATTTCACAACAGGGATTTGTTCCCCAATCTTTATCATTTGAGAAATATATTCCAGGTTCACCAGAATTACTTGCGACTATTTTTTCCCATAATGTAAAAAAGTCTTTTTTTCTAACTTTATGGCGAATAACTACTGCCGAATTATTAGCTCTTCCTCTTTGGGGATTTAATTCCCACCAAGAATTATGTTTACACATTAACATTTCATTATCGTGTAAATCAAATAAAGAAATTAGAGCAGCTCTACGAATACCCCCAGATAATACTGCATCAGCTATATGACATATAATATCGTGGGCTTCTATTGGGTTTAATTGGTCTCCATCTTCTTTTCTATCGAGTACTTTTTGAATTTGGAATAAACATTCTTTTAATGGTTCAGGTCCTGGTGCTTTGCCCCCTACTGTAATTAGTTCTGCTCCTTTTGGTCTAATATCACGGAAGTCAAAAATAGGTCTAGAAGTTGATATTCCAAAATATGCTTTCATTAAAACCTTAACTGCATCTGCCCAACCCTCAATTGAATCCCCTACTAAGAATCTTCTTGTTTTTTTTGGGATTCTAATTTCTGGTAATTTTTCTACATGATGGTTTTGGACACTATATCCCACCCCACACCCTGAGAGTAATAGGAACATTACTTCACTAAAAGATCTCCAATGGTCTATAGGTAAAAAAGAACAATTGAAAATTCTTGAATTATTTATATCTATTGGTTTTCCCGCAAATTGTAAACTACGCATTGAGGGTAATACTTTTTTATCATATACTAATTTATAAACTTCTTTTATTTCTTCTTTTAAATCCGGAAATTTAGCGAGGTGCATTTTTTTATTTCTAGTAACCAATTCCCTCCAAGTTTCTCTTCTTTGTTTTTTAGGAACATATTTTGCATATTTGTTATAAACTACGATATCGGATAAAATTTCTTGTGTAATATTCATTAAGTATTTTTATTAAAAATTCATAACTAAAATTATGAATTAAGTTCGAAAAATTTCTTTTGTAACTCGGATCTATCAAATTTATCTATTCCACTAAAACTAGTAGGTTGGGAAATTGGAGCATTATCATTATTATCTTCATTTTCTTGATAAAGTTCATTTGATACATCAAAATGACCTGTTGATGTATCTGCTCTTACACCAAATGTTAACCCATCCATACCATATCTATTTTTCATAATATGGAATCTTCCTGTCCCTTCTACTTTGTCTCTGCGTTGCCTGGAGAGAGAAATGCAAACATCTGTTATCATAATTTTATCGTATGAACCAGCCGCTTTATCTCCCTCAACAATACTATCTTTAGCACCAGCTCTGTTTACTTGTGATACACTCCAAATAGGAATATCTAACTCACGAGCTAATCCCTTCGTACTGGTATAAATATCGTCAATTTCTCCCTTACGATCGATAGTCTTTCTTTTTGATGCAAGAAGATCAACATAATCTATAAGAATTAAATCAGGTTCAATCCCTGTATCTTTTGCTTTTTGGATGTGTGATTCTATTGTTGTAATTGTTGCTTTCCCTGTAGGTAATTCTTTTATAATTAAATTTCCTTCAATTTCCCCCATTAATTCTTCTATTTTACCCTTATGTTTTTGTATTTTATCTACCCCTATATTAGAAAAGAAAGCATCATACCTTCTTCCTACATATTGTTCTCCTAATTCTAAAGTATAATGGAGAACATTATATCCTAATTTAACTGCATGTCCCCCTAAAGCTACTAATGACCAAGATTTACCACCTCCTGGATTACCAAATATAAGGCCAAAATCTCCATTTCCGAGACCTCCTTGGAGTAATTGATTAATTTTTTCCCATGGTGTAGATACAACTTTTCTACTATCTTTTCTATATCTTGACTCAACATCTTTAATATATTCATGTCCTATATTTTTATCTTGTCCAGCTTTAATAGCATTATTTATCAAACTTCGTATAGATTCATAATCCCCTCCTTTTAACAAATCAACACTCTGTAGTAGAGCTCCTTTTAGTTGTTGATTTTTGCAAAATGCAGAAAATTCTTCTTGAATGTATTTTAAATCATCATTGGGAGTATTATATGCTTCTTTAAGTTGTTCCTTTATAGATATTTGTAGCACATCATTACCACATTTTTGTAATTCAACTGCTAATATCTCCATTGAGGGTGTAGTATGATATTTATCATAATACTTTAATATTTCTTTTATAATCCATTTATGGGCTTGATTATCAAAATATTCTTCACTTAACATATCATTTATGTTAACTAAAAACTCTTTATGAGTTAATAATGATGAAATTACCTTTATTTGAAAACCTGTTCCATATTGGTTTAAATTTGTAAGTGTCATATAACTATTTTTTTACAACTAAATTTTGAAAACAATCTTTAATCCAAAATTCAATATTTCTAATTAATCCCCCCATTTGGTCTTCATTATACATTGTTATAAATTGGGATGGATAATACGAAAGATTATTGGTGGATACAACCTCATCCAACCATTCTTTATCTTTATTGCTTAACATTGGATTGCTTAAATCCATCACTTTATAATTTTTTTCCAACTCATCTCTTCCTTGGATTATTCTAGCATATACTACGTGTTCTTTTAATTTTTTCTCACAAATGTCTAAAATATCATCCCATATCATATCTTTTTTTGACAATTCAGGAAATTTTTTCAATAACCCTTTTTCCCCCAATCCTTTAACCCCTTTAATTTTATCAGAATTATCACCTAATAAGGTTTTATGTAAAATAAAATTAGAAGGAGAAATGTTAAATTTTTTAACTACTGTTTCTTTTGTATAATAATTTTTTTCAATTGGACGGTATACAATAACATTATCATTAACTAATTGAATAAAATCCTTATCAGAAGAAACAATAAAACATTTATCTTTAGGATCAGTAGGTATAACTTTGCTTAAATATGCAATTATATCATCAGCTTCTACTTTATTTATACTAATGGTTTTAACTGGGAGAGTCTTTAGATACTGAATGATTCTGACCATTTGGTCTACTTTTGCATCATTCTCATCATCGATATCATCAAATACCTCCCAATTAGTAATACGTTGTAAATCTCTTCCTGATTTATATTCTGGGATTATGTTTTTTCTATTAGTAGCCGATCCTGCTCCATCAAATACTACATAAACTTGGGTGGGGTTAATTTGTCTAATTAGTGCTCCTAAGGATCTAAAAAATCCTCCTAAACCCCCAATATGGACCCCCTTTGGGTTAACCATATTAAGTATTGCAAAATTTCTAAAGAATAAATTTAAACCATCGATTAATAATACTCTTTCTCCGGTTTGTATATCTTCCCCATCTTCCTTAATATTATTTAAAAGATTAAATAGTTCTTCTTTTTTCATATAATTATTTTAATCGCGATAGTATACGAAAAATCTCTTAAAAAGCCAAGTATTTATTCGGGTTCCTTATTGAAATGGGTTACATCTGAGTATGATTGATCTTCTTCAACTACTCTAAAATCACCACCACCTAAAATTGCCGCCCAATCTTCTTTTCTATCTTCTTTATAGGATTTTAATTCTCTATCATTATCATTTATAAACCCATGAGGGGTCATAACAATTTTACCCCTAGTAGTAATACCATTAATATGATTTTTATCAATTTGAATATTTACCCTTTTAGCAAATTCAACTTGTTTACCATCTTTAATAGCTTTAATTTTAGAGGTACCAGCAGACATAATATTACCAAATGTAACAACAAAGGTAGAATCAAACCACATTGCGTAACCCCCTTTATTCATTAATTTAGGTTGACCCATTGGAGATTCCGGTTTTAAAGTCCATACTTTATTAATGCATACAAGTGTATTGGTATATGGGTTACTTTCCTTACGTGACAATGTAATACGTTGATTTACGTTATTACCAAATTGAGTAGCCATAGCTCCAGCATTCCATTCATTATTATTTTTATTAGATTTAATAGACATTTCACAAGGTACTGAACCTATAGAATCCCATAAAAATAATAAATCATAAGGTAAATTACCTTTCTTTTGTTCATCAATTAGATCTAAAATAAAAACAGCTACATCTTCAATAGTATTAATAGTTTCTCTATCAACATAAATAAAGTTACCTTTATAATCTATGATTTCTCCAGTTTTCTTATCTATAACTTCTTTAATATCTAATCCTAATTGTTTAGCAAATTCCCAATTCCATTTCATTTCAGTAATAATAAAAACTGGAAGAATTTTTCTTTTTTGGGCCGAAACTGCTGTTTCTAGTAGAGCTGTAGTTTTTCCTGTATCAGAATGTCCTCTAAGTAAAACAATATGTCCTTTGGGAATCCCAGGAATAGATGTTACATCTTGGAATGCCTGGGATAAAGGAATCCATTCTTGGTCCTTAAATTTAATATTTTGCTTTAAACCTTTTTTTTCTTTAAAGGCATTCAAGTCAAATTTAGATCTAATTTCTCTGGATGCTGCTTCTGTAAGTGATTTTTTCTTTCTAGCCATTTATTGTACATTAAAATGGCAAACCATCATCATCATTTTTAGCATCTGTAATTACACCTGATTCTTCAGATTTTTTATCATCAAATAAAGAATTAAATTTATCTGATTTTGAGGTTGTATCTTTTCCTTCAAGTGTATAATTTTTACTAGATTCACCATCGAACGCAACTGATGGTTCTGAAGAAATTTCACCTTCACTCTCACCTTCTGGTGTTAGGAATGATTCTAAATTAGCTTTAACCTCATCAAAGGTAAGTCTTTTAAATACTTCTATTGGGTTTGGTTGATTATCTAAAGCTCTTTCAACTACATTAGCCTTATCACTAATAGGTGATTGTTTCATTGATGGAGATATTGTTGTCTTATTGTAAGGAGTTCCTGTTACTTCAGGACCTACAGTGGTTAATTTAATATCTCTACCCCCTGATGGTTCAGTATAATCACCAATTTCATCATCAGATGCTAAATTTAAAAATGCTTGATAAACTTCTTTACCAAATTGCCATAGTCTAACACCTTCTTCTTCTTCACCTCTTACGATTACAGGAGCAAAAATACGGATTTTAGCATCTAATTTTTTAGCTAAATACCAATTTTCTTTATCCCCACTAGCACGTAATTTTTTAGTAAATTCCTGAATGGGGTCTTTTTCACCCCAATTTGTAGGAGATGCCATTACTCTTTGACCAATACCATAATAAAACATCATTTCAGTAAAAGGGAATGATTTATTGTACTTATTAGGCACAATTCTAATTTGTTGTTTACCTACCGAGGGTTTCCAGAATAATGATTTTCCCCCTGTTTTGTTTGAGTTTTGTTGTTTTTGAAGTGACTCTAACTTCTGTTTGATTTGATTTAAATCCATAATTTATAACTTTTTGATTTTAATTATATAACTGTTGATAATATACGACCAATACTTAAAATAACCAAACTATAGTTCAATTATTTTATGTATTTTTGTTTTTAATTGTTTTAACTCATCATGTTGAGTTAATAATACGGAATTTTTATAATGTTCCCAAGTTATAGGAAACTTAGTATCAACTACTCCCCCATTTAATTTTTTAATTAATTCATTTAGGGCATTAATTGTATAAAGAGTATTGGTTTCTTTTTTTCTGTGGACTAAAATTGTATTTTCGGGTAAATTTGATATATTATCCTGATCTATATTATAAGTACAAACGTATTCGTCATTTTCCTTCACATATAAAACAAATACTTTATTATACATAATATTATATTTACCTGTGATGGAGTTTAGAAGATTTTCTAAATTTTCTAAAGTAGTAAATGTGCAAAATAATTTATTATTCAAATCCCCCAAATTTTGGTTAGTAATGTCCGAAAAATCGTCCATTGTATACATATTAGAGGTTTTATTTAAAGTTGTAAGTATTTCCATGTGTGATTTTTGTTTGTAATTTGTGTTTATTAAATATTTCTTTAACTATTTGCAAAATATCCTCATCCTCTTTACTTAAATCCAATAAAAACGAATCATAGGTATATAAAACTATTTTAGTTTTCTTATTTCGTAATAACTTTGTTATTTCCCACAATATATGAACATTCATTGCTGTCTCCAAATTTTGTAACAAATAATTTAACAACTTTTGGGGTTTCATATCATTTAACTTATCTTTTTCAAATCTATGTTTTGAAATAGGACATTCTATCCAGCCTTTTTCATTAAATTCTTCCCATAAATTATCAGTATATACTTGAACTTTCTTAAAAAATTCTAAATCTTTATATTTATCGAAAACTCCTCCGTATAGTTGTTTAAATGTTAATTCTTTAGATTTTTTGTAATCCACTCCGTACATTTCCGCGAAGGTAGAATGAATATCCTCATCACCAAAATCAAAATCCACCAACTTAGATAACAAAGTAGGATGGTAGGCACTAACATCAAACTCCACAAAAATATGATTACGGGGGATAAAACTTTCTCTACAATTATTTTCTTTATTAAGTGCGGCATAATTTACTCCTTTGAATTTGTTACTTGGTCTTCCTGTAAGGGTTTTAAAGTTGTATTGAGTGTGGACGTATTCTCCATCGATAGCGTGAAAATATGATTCAAATTTTTGCTTATCAACTCGTATACCACTTCTTTCAATGGCGTTGAATACCATTGAAACTTTATCATTGTAGAATTCATTGATTTTTCCATTTATTTTTTCTTTAAGGTTATTATATATTTCTTCACAGTACTCATAGTGCTTTACTATAGGTATTATCTTATTTACATCCTTTTTATTTGGATGTCTTTCATTAAAGATATGGTGGGTTTGTGTTAACTCTGGTATATACGGAGGATTGGTTTGGTTGATGTCAAAGAGGCCTTTTAGTGGTAAATAATGTAATGATTCTTTCTTATCCCTTACATATATGCTACTAAATGTTTGTAACATCGCGTTTATCTCCGTTATATTTACATTTAAAGTTTCACTATGCGATAGTGGTACAACAAACCCCTTAGTTGATAATAACGGTCTAATATACAAGGCACAAATACTATTTTGTGCGGGATGTATTAAATAACTATTTGGAATTACTTCTATAAAAACTTCTTTCCAATTAGCATTTGTAAACTGTTCGAATTGAACTTTACTTTCAACTAACCAAAACATAACTTTTTTCCCCAATATAAGAAATTTCTATCTAATATCCACCCTTAGTTGTGGATCTATACTCAATGTTTTGAGTCTCTCCCGTTTCTATTACTCCTTTTTGATTTAGAACATCAACTATTTTTCCTACATAAAATCTTTTATAAAATAATTTACTATGAGCTGTTGGTGAATGAATTGGACCTTCCATTGGTCCCTGTGTTTTATGGATATGATAGGAACCTATATAATCCCCTCCTGATGGGTAAATTAATTTTCCTCCTGTAGTTGTGAGATTATTGGCTTCAGGATACTCAAAATATTTTAAATATTTTTTTCCTAAATACTCCCCTAATCCTTTTCTTTTTATATTTTTTTCTGCTATAAAAATAGATCCTTTATTATTATTAAATACTCTATCTATATCTCCTTTTATAGACCAATTTAGAGTAAAAGGTATATAATTTTCCCACATCCAAACAGGATTTTGAGAATCTATATTATCATAGGTTTCTTTATTAACTTCTAAATATTCTAATTGATTTATTTTACAAAGAAAATACCTTATAAAAAAAGTATTTTCATAATCTTCAGGTGTGGGGAAAGTTGGTATAAATTGAGGTATAGATCTTATTAGATTATAATCTGTATTCATTAACCCCCCATAAATATCAAGAGATATAGTATCCCAAATATCTTCATACTCTACTGTGTCATTGTATCCCTCATAAGAATCAAATTGTGAGGAAACAATAGGTATATTTTGAACTATTTCTTCATTTGGGGGATCATTTGGATTTTTACCTGTATAAGCAGTACCATTAGATAACATATAATAAAATCCCGTATAAGAAGATTTATTCTTAACATAGAACCATTCTCCCCCTTGGGTGAATTGATTTTCTTTTATTTGTGATTTAGGTATATATGCCATTTTTTCTATATTGTCCTGGATTCATCAATCCAACTTCATAATACTCATATAATCTATCTCTAAAATTTATATTTGCACTAAGTTCTTTTCTACCATCCATAAAAATTAATTCTTTCTTTGCTATATTAGCAATCCATTGTCCTAGTGTATTTGGTCTTAATACTACAACAACATTCTTTTTACTTTTAAGTGTTCCATTTTTCTCCAAAAACCACTTTTTTTGTTTTACTGTATTACCAACATTTCCTCCTATTACCAAAGTATATCTTCTAAAGACACCAGGTGAATATTCTTCCTCTGCTACTTCTACTACTATATCTCCATGGCTAGAACCTTCCCACACTGATGAATTATATGTTAAAGTATTCATTACCCAATTAGGCGCTTCCTCTGTACCTTTATTTGATGATCTATTTTTTATTACTACATCCCCCAATTTTATTTTAGTTGTGGCAGGATCTAAAGCTTGCCATGGATATCCTCCATTTCTTATTTTTTGTGCATATATAGTATGTGCATAAGTATATGGGAATTGTATCTCAGATTCCTTCATAACCCAACTAATAAAGCCAGCACTCCATGGAGTATCAGTTACAAATTTTTCCCATTCACCAGATGGTTCTTTAGGCTCATTCTGTTCTGCTAAGTAATCTTGGTATTTTTCTTCTTCACTTTTTTTATCTTCTGGGTCTTTAATTTCTCCGTAATTAATTATTTTAGGTATATGTCTTGGGACAGATAAAGTGTCTATTGTAGTCTTCCAGGATTTAATATCAATATCATGATTAATAGCTTTTACAATAATATCAACACTATCCTTTTCGTAAGATGGAGGAAGAATATCATCTGTTATTTTAAATCTTTCAAATAATTTTATTCCTGAAATGCCCTCCACTTCTAAATTTAAATTAAAAGGTAGGAAAAATGGAGATGGAATAATATCTTTTTCTGCTAACATCCCTTGTACTAATTGAATATAATTCGTATAATTTTCTGTAAGATCACTACAAACCTCAGGGGTAAAATTATAGTTAATATCTTTTACACCAATATCTTTACCCCCTAATGTATACATAGCAACAACGGGAGATAATTTATCTTGGCCTGTATAAAAAATTTTTTCTTTTAATATTTCTTTTGCCGTTTTAATATTTCCATCCCTCCCCTCCACAGGATTTTTTATAGTATAAGCATCTAAATTTTCAGGTATTATTCTATCAATTAATCCTTTATTATAATTTGAAAAAGATACGGAATTTCCTTGGAGATTATTTCCTGAGGCTTGGGCCCCAATTGATATATTTGCGGCAAAGTCTTGGGGTATTTCTGCATCTAATCCTATATTAGTAACAAAAGATCCTTGATTGTTTTTAACTCCAAAAATATTTATTTTAGTAAATTCATCATCTTTTTTATTTACTAAACCATGTTTAGGGATTTCATCCCATATTTTTATTGTACCCTTTGACTCATCATATGTAACTTTAAAGTTATTTATACTACCCATAGATGAATTAATGCCCTCTAATATTGCCTTTATATAAGATAAAACTGATATAGCTCCATCATCATTTCTAGGGGCCGCTTCTAAAACTCTAGCTGTAAATCTTAAATTTAAGAAAACATTAAATAATCTTCCTATAAATGGATTTTCTTCTACTAGGAAATTTTGGGCATTACCCAAGTAATCATTAATGATGTTGGCAGTACTGTTTGAGATAGGAAAATCCTGTTCTTGCACTCCATCTTTTCCTGTTTTTTTATCAACACCTGGTATTATTGGTTTTCGGTAATTTACTAAACATATTTGTGGGTTTGTAGAAATATTAGGGGGGATTATAGACATATAATTATCATCATTTTTTAATCCCGAACCCCGTTTGAAATCAAATCTTATTTGTGGAGTTTTTTCACCCCCAAAACCATCTTTTTTAGAAAATAAATTAAAATTTTCTTCAATTATAGTTAATAATACCCCAAATTTTATAAAAACACTATCTGATGGTATCTCTCCATCCAACGATTTATCTCCATTGATGGTATTACTTATTATAATACCCCCATCTTCAGTATTATAAAAATTAGTATAGAGAACTGTCGAATAATTTTCGGTTTTTCCCATTTCCAAAATCCCTGTCTGCTGTATATCATAAAATATTTTATTTAATTTTGTAGAATCTTTTTTTCCTATTAAAGGATTATTATTATTATTTTCTATTTCATATCCAGCTTTTTTATAATTTCTTTCTTTTGTTTCTTTTCACTTTTCTTTATTAAAATCTCTAATTTTCTTAGCGTCGTATTTCTT